AGTTGGATTTCAGGGCTATCCAGATATTTTTGAGAATAGTAGAGATGTTTTGGATATAACTTTTTTACATAAGTTAGAAAATGGAGAAATAAAGTTAGCAATAGGAGATATATTTGCACAACCGTCTGTTTATTATCAAAAATTACAAAATAGAAACTTAATTAGAACAAATAACGAACAAACAATTTCATTAACCTTAAATTTAAACTTATGAAAAAACTATTATCAATTGTCTTAATACTAGGACTATTTAGCTGTGAAACAGAATTAGGAGGAATAGAAGGGCCAATCGGGGTTCCAAGTACAACAGTTTTATCTGGTAACATTAATACTACTACAACATTAACTTCTGATAAAGTTTGGACTTTAAAAGGGTATGTTTATGTAACTGATGGGGCTAAGTTAATTATTCAACCTGGAACTACAATTATCTCTGATGTTGCTGAAAAAGGAGCATTGTGTATTGAAAGAGGAGCACAAATTATAGCAGAAGGAACAGCTACTAAACCAATTATATTTACTTCAGGTAAAGCTGCTGGAGAACGAGCTCCTGGTGATTGGGGTGGAATTATTATATTAGGTAGAGCAAAAACTAATCGTTCTTCTGAACCTACAATCGAAGGTGGAATTGGTAGAGCATTTGGTGGAACAAATGATGCAGATAATAGTGGTGTTTTAAAGTATGTACGAATTGAATATGCAGGAATTGCTGCTATGCCAAACTCTGAAATTAATGCTTTAACATTAGGTGGGGTTGGAAATGGAACTATTATTGAAAATGTTCAAACTATTTATGCTAATGACGATGCGTTTGAATTTTTTGGCGGAACAGTAAATGCTAAAAATTTATATGCTTATGCCACAGCAGATGATGATTTTGACTTTGATTTTGGATACACAGGAACTATTACTAACGGGGTAGCTAAGAGAGATCCTCAATTTGTAGATAGTGGAGATGCAGGAAATGGTGTTGAATGTGATAACGATGGAACAGGTTCGTCTGCTCAACCTGTAACTCATCCTAAGTTGCTTAATATGATTTTAGTTGGACCTAACGTATCTACTGCTTTATCTAACCACAATTTAGGATTAAGATTTAGAAGAGCAACTCAATTTACAATGAAAAATAGTGTTGTATGGGGTTGGATGAAAGGTGGATTAAGTTTAGAAAGCAATGAAACAGCACAATTTGTTAAAGATGGAGTATCAGTATTTGAAGGTAATTCAGTTGGAACATTTAATCCAACTCTAAACTTTATCAGTAAAGCCACTACAATTTTAACAAGTGAGCAGTTAAAAACACTAGCACTTTCAAAAAATAACAAAGAAATTGATGTTGTAATACCTGAATTGGATAAACCAATTTGGATAAATGGGTGGACAAGATTTCCATCTAAAGGAAATTAAGAAAGAGGAGCTATTTAGCTCCTTTTTTGTTGAGACATTTGGAAAAGCAAAAATTTATTCATATATTTATGAAAAGTTAAAGATGATATGAACGATTTAGATAAACAATACCAAAATCTCTTAGCAGATATTTTGATTAGTGGAAGAAATAAAGAAGATAGAACTGGAACTGGAACTCGTTCAGTATTTGGTAGACAAATCCGTCACGATATGAGAGATGGATTTCCATTATTAACTACTAAAAAAATGGCTTGGAAAACTATGGTAACGGAATTACTATGGTTTCTAATGGGTGATACTAACATTCAGTATCTTGTTCAAAATGGTTGTCATATTTGGGATGGAGATGCTTATAAAAACTATGCTTCTAAAACATCACTTGATCCAGGTTACCAATTTACTAAAGAAGAATTCATTAACAAAATAAAAACAGATGATGGATTTGCAAAGAAGTGGGGTGAGTTAGGACCTATCTATGGTAAACAATGGAGAAATTGGGATGGATTTGAAATTATCAGTAGTGAACAAATTAAAGGGTATAACAAGGGAAAAGACCAAATTGCAAACCTAATCAATGAACTAAAAACCAATCCCGATAGTAGAAGATTAATGGTATCTGCTTGGAATGTAGGTGAATTAGACCAAATGGTATTACCTCCTTGTCATTATGGATTTCAAGTTTATACAAGAGAGCTTAGTTTGGAAGAGAGATGGGAACAATACCTTAAATCAGGATTAAATATTGAAATAAATGGAATACCATTAGAACTTAAACATATGGGAACACCGTTTTATCCAAAATCACTACCACAACGAGCAATCTCTCTAATGTGGAACCAACGAAGTGTGGATACATTTTTGGGATTACCGTTTAACATTGCTTCTTATGCTTTATTGTTAGAAATTATTGCTAAGGAAGTAAATATGATACCTGATGAGTTGATTGGGAATTTAGGAGATGTTCATTTATATTCAAATCATGTTGAACAAGCAAAAGAACAAATGAATAGAGAACCATTTGAATTACCTAAATTAGTAATAAACGATGAATTTTGGAATTCTAATCAATCTTTTCTAAACCAAATAGAACATATTATGTCTGATGATTTTCAAATAGTAGATTACAAATCACACCCAGCAATTAAAGCACCTTTATCTAATTAAGTTATGAAAAAATCTACAGGTTTATTTATAGTATTTATGAGTGTCGCTTTTAATACTGGTCTTTCTGAATCATTAGAAAAAGATAATCTTAGATCTTTGATTGAAGAATTTGAAGGTATTAAATTAAGAGCTTATAGATGCCCTAAAGGAATACCTACTATTGGTATTGGTTCTACAAGATATGAAGATGGAAGTAGAGTTAAATTAGGAGATGAAATATCGCTTGAAGATGCTGAAGCTTTATATGAAAGGGAAATAGATAAAGTGAGAAAGGAAGTTGATCAATTGGTTGTCCCTGATTTAAATAGAAATCAAGAAGATGCTTTGGTTAGTTTTGTTTACAATGTAGGTATTACAGCTTTTAAGTCTTCTACTTTATTAGAAAAAGTAAATAGAGATCCTTATAGTAATTCTATAAAAAGAGAATTTATGAAATGGACAGCTTCAGGTGGTAGAAAACTTAAAGGATTAGTTAGAAGACGAAAAGCAGAAGTTGATTTATATTTCTTAAAAACACTAAACTATGCAGATAGTTCTAACTCTTAATAAAGATATTGCTCCTCATATAGCAGATTTGATACTTAGTGATAAACTTGAAGGGGGTTATTCAATTGACTATGCTTTAAATTCACTTGTATCATATCTGAATGGGAGAGAAATTGTTATTTACAATTTCACAAAATATCTTTGGTTGGATAATAGGTGGGGTGGTTATAAGATTGATGATTATGGAACAAAAATAGTAATAAATTTTATTTAATATGCTACAAATAACAGAAAAAATAAAAGATCAGACTTATGAGATAAGTTTAGTATCAACAGGTATTATTGTTGGGGAATTTATTAAGGTAGATGGGTTTTACTACTTTTCTGAAAGTAAAAATAGAGTGTGGGGGATGTGGTCTCAAGAGTTTTTAGAGAGTTTAACTAATGAACTAAGAAAGTTAAATAAAGAACTAAACGATTCAATTGACGAATACTTCAATTTTCAATAATTAATTGCAAGATTTTCAATTTTGCATTAAACGATTTGCAGAAAGCTCCTCGCAAGAGATTTGGCTTTCTGCTTTTCTGTTCGTAAATTTACATTGTTGAATTTAAAAATAACGGTTATGAAAAAATTAGATGAATTAGTGGTAGATAAGAATTATATACATGTTAGTTACTATGGTAACATTAGAACTACATTTAGATATGTAGGTAAAACAGATTCACACCGACATACCATTGTTATATTAGAAGGTAAAGAAGAAGGAGTAAAATCATTCCTTATCCCAAATGATCAAATTATTGAATACTAATTAAAAAGAAAATGGAAAATGAATTAGGTAAATTAGTAGATTTTTATGATCTTGTAGTATGGGATTCTTTAAAAGCATTCATGCAGGATAAAAAAGCAAAAAATGAATATATTCAGATGGATGAAATTACGTTTGATGAAAAAATTAAAGATTTAGATGAACTTTTAGAATATGCTGAATTAAGAGAATTATATGAAGTGTGTGGTGTGCTATTAGATATGAAAAAACAAATTATAGAAAATAATAAAAAATAAAGGTTATGAATAAAGCAGAAACAAAAAGAGAAATTAATCGTAGATTCTATACCTACGTAGAAACCAATTTTCCACAATACGAATTGGAATTTGATAATGGATATGGTAGAGTATCTTTAGTGCCTAAAGAAGGAGAAGATAGAGGCACCAATTCAATTGATTACCATCAATCAGATTATAGTATAGCATATTTAAATTTTGCATCAAAACAAACAAAAGAAGATGCAATTGCAATGCAAACTTATATTAACAATAACATTATTCCATTTGTAAACACATTTATTGAAGTATAAAGATATGACACAACAAACTGCAGAAAGTAATTTACACGAATGGTTTTGGCTATTTAAGCATAAACTAGTAGATGAGTATCCTGAATTTAGCGAAACATTTGATTATATGGTTGGTAATGCTAATGACAGTGGGCTATTATACGAGGTAATGGAATTTGCTTACCGACATTTACAAGTGGAAGCAGCTTTGGAAGGTGGAGAAGATAATCTAACCATCACTGACTATCTAAAGGCTTTAGATTACGGGTATGACGAATGGATAAAATAAAATTCTGTTTGAAAGATTTGCAAGGAACGCGCGAACTATTTCGCGAAAGTTCCTTGCGCCTTACTTGGCTTCCGTAAAAATCGTTCGTAAATTTACATTGTTGAGCGTTTGCGCTTACATGATATAACACGGTGTTATATTATAATATACAAATGGAATAAATAATAATGGTTATGAAAAACGAAATCGAATCCCAATTAGTATCTCTTAGAGAAGAACTTAATACATTTCAATCTCAACTTAGAGATTTAGAAATTCAACGTGATATTGCAGTTAAAGAAGCTGTTGAACCTCTATTCCAAATGCATGGTATACTAGAGTATGATGCATTTTTAGAGGTTAGAGATAATTACTTCTATATCAAAAGAAATAAAGAAACCAATCCTAATAGATTCTATACTGATGAGTTAATTAATGTTAGAATAGAAGGAGCTGATATCTATAAGAGTTTCTATTCTACAAGTGATAGTTCAGTTTTTGAATATGAAAGAATGGTTATTCTTGGTAGAGTAGGAGAACTTGTATTAGAATCAGGAGATGATCTAACAGCAAGATACCATAATGTAAGTAAAGCTTATTCTCAACTTGAAAGAGGAATGAATAATAACATTTATGATACTGAACGTAGTATTAGAGATAAAGAAAATCAACTTAGAGAATTAGAAAGAGAAGAATTTATTAAATTGTTATGGAATGGAGTAGAATTTAGCAGAGAAACATTTGTAACACTACAACTTAAATTCAATAGAAGTACTGATCTTACTTATCTTGAAATACTTAATGTTAAAGGTAAATCAGCTTATATTAAGTATATAGACAGATATAATAATATGACATATCATAATACAATCAGATATTCAAATATCTTAGATTTTGCAAGCAGTAAGAGTTATAGAAACGCAATTCAAAATACTCCTAAAGTAGAAACAGAAGAAGTATCATTCTAAATCAAAAAATATAAAACTATGATTACTAAACTTATTCAAAAAATCTTTAATACTAGTAACACAACTAAACGAGATGGTGATTTAAAACCTTTGGGAGTAAAATATACTATTCGAGGTAATTATTCGTTTAACGAAACATTTGAACATATCTTTAGAGAAAGATTAAAGAGTTAATAATGAAAGATAGAAGAGATATTGAAATAGAAATATCAGAATTGGAACTATGGTTATCCAAGGTTTCAAAAGAAAATCTAGCTGAGGATAATAACTGGTCTCTAATTCTAACACTAAAAGCTAAAATTGAAGCATTAAAATGGGTGTTAAATGAGATTTAAAGAATACGACCAAGCAGTTATATATGCAGCTCTAAATGATATAAAGGGATATCATATAGCAGGTGAGAGAGGACTAGGATGGATGATATTAAAAGGGAATAAACCTGTAAAAATAAAAAATGTCTAAACTAAAAAAAGGAGATACTGTACGATTTCCATTCGCTGGGACTATTCATATAGGTACATTTGAAGGTATTACAGAAGTGGAATATGGATCAGTAAAAAGAACTTACTATAAATGTAGAACCAAAGAAGGTACTGTGTACCCTGTTGACAAAACTCTAGTAAGTAAAATTTGATTTAACAATTTTTTAAGATTTGTTTGAAGGATTTTCAAGGAACATATGAACTGTTTCGCGGAAGTTCCATGTAAAAGGCTTGGAGAACTGAAGCTTTCAGCGTAAATTTACATTGTTGTACGTTTAAAGCGTACGCATGATATAACACGGTGTTATATTATAGAATAAAAAATTAAATAATAATGGTTATGTTAAAGGAATTAAAAAGAAGTTTATCAGAGCAAATTGTTGATATCTGGGATATTATGTCTAAGGATCTACCATCTGAACAAGGAGTATTCGAAGAACATTTTAAAGTTATGGGATATTATTTGTACCAAGTAGAAAAACATGAAAGTGTAAAAAGTTTACTTGATGCTCTATATAACTTTGAATTTGATGGAATAGGTTATTGTGATGAAGAGAGTGTAGATGAATTATTAGAAACATTATTTGGTAAATAAAATAAAAGTTATGACAAAAAATGAGATTTTAGATTTAATAGATACATTAAATCAATATAAAGCAGGTAATGTAACAAATAAAGGTTTAGAAGAGGCATTACAATCAGCCTTAAATCAATTAAAAAATAAATAAATAAAAGTTATGTCAACAAGATCTCAAATCGCAATCGAAAATGAAAATGGAACAGTTAGTGCAATCTACTGTCACTGGGATGGTTATCCTGAATATAATGGTAAAATTCTAAAAGAATGTTATAGTGATAAAGATAAACTACAACAGTTACTTGAACTAGGAGATATTAGTGCATTGAAAGAGGATTTAGGTAAAACAGAAGCATATCATAGAGATTTGTGTAAGACATATTATCCACCAACAGAATTTAGAAATATAGACTCGTTTGGAAAACAGTTTAGTTACGAATATGGATATGTGTTATCAAAAGAAGGTGAATGGTTGACATTTGAGAACAAACTTTAAACAACAATTTGCAAGATTTTCAAAGGATGCGTTGAAGGCTTAGTGAAAGCCTCCTGCGCAAAATTTGGCTTTTGTAAAAATTGTTCGTAGATTTACATTGTTGAGTTAAAGGTTAACGAAACATAAATAAAAATATATAATATAATGGTTATGAACGGAATAGAATTTAATTTTGTTAAGAAGTATAACAATAACGAGTTAGTAGATGGTATGAAGTTTATGTATCTGAATACAGAATATAGATTGCATAAAATAGTATTTGGTGAAGGTTTAGATAGAGTAGCATATTCTATTAGTGATAATACCTTATTTGGCAATTCAATGAGTATAGAAAAAGTATCTAAGCAATATATCAGTTTGTATTCATATGATATGATGAAACAGAGAACATCATATAAATTACCTATTGAAGATATGTGGATATTAGAAAGTGAATAATATATTTTTCTACAATAAAATAAAGGTTATGAATTATTTAATGCACCCCGCAGATTTAGTATTTGGAGCAAAAGCTTATATTGATGGTTTCAATCATGTAGTAGAAACAGAAGATATACAACAAAAAGATCTATTAGATATAGCTATGCATGTTGTTAGTGAATGGAGTAGCGATTGGCCTGAAGATCAGGGATTTGGTTCTTCAGATAGAACATATATGATTAAGGATTTTATTGATACTATATTATGGTCTCAAACAAGAGATAAATATAAAACAGTATTTAATTCAGGTTTAAGAGTAGTAAATAATAAATAAAATATAAAGGTTATGTTAAGTAAAGAAATTTCAGACAAATTAGTGTCTACATTTAGAATGGGTTTTACCACAGATAGAGTTTGGGGTGGTAATAATACTCCATTTATTCGATTTGGTTATTGGTATAGAGTTGATTTATATATGCTACAAACCCTAATTGGGGATGAGTATATAGTAAAAGAAGACAGTCTTGATGATGATGACTGTGGTACATTGTGGTGTTATAAATTATATGAAAAATATAAAGGATAATATATGAATAATATGACAACAATTCAGATTCTAAAAAACGGTCAACCAATTAGAGAATTTAGATGCACCGAGGAATTATTGCAAAAAGCATTTGCTAAAGCTCATTCTATAGCAGGTGGATTATGGAATGGTGTGGATGCATTTAGTGTAAAAATAAATAAATAAGGTTATGAAAAAGCAAAATAAAAGAGAATCATTATTAAAAAATACTCAAGGTCAATACAGATATCTATTCAATTGGGTAGGTGGGGGCTTTAATGATATATGGGCTAAAAATCTATCAGAATTCAAATCCGAATTAAATCGTCAATTCCCAGGTAGTAAAGTAAATTATGATACATTATATAAAGCTACACCTACACAAAGTAGGGAATGGGATAGAATTGGTGATATGATGTGGAATTAACAAAACATCGAAATTAAATTGTTGTATCTGCAAAGAATGCATAAACTGCTTAGCGAAAGCCTCATGCTCAAGATTTGGTTTTCGCAAGAATCGTTCGTAAATTTACATTGTTGAGTTGCAGGTAACGAAACGTAAATAATTATTTAACATATAATATAATAAAGGTTATGATGACAGTAGAAAAAGCATTACAGGAACTAAACGAAAATGGATTCCAAATCGAACAGTTTGAGGCAGATAAATTTATGTGTTATGATACA